ACATACATTTACAAAGATTCAACTATCATAAAAGAAGCCGAAAATACTGAGATTGAAACACAGATTGAAACTAAGTATGTGACCCAAGTTGTTGAAAAAGAAGTTATAAAAACTGTTCACGATACTTTGTATGTTGCCAAAGCAGATTCTGCATTCAATGAAAACACTACACAAACTCATAAAGACGAAAAAACGGAAGAGAAAACTGTGGTTGTAAAGGACGATTTATTCAACATTTATCTTGATGGAAATGTGAAAGCTAATCTTGATTTTGATATAGTTCCTGAGATTGGTGCTGGAATAATAATTAAGGAAAAATTCTATGGTCAGATTGGTGTAGATTACAGCAACTCCAAAGTTAATCCACACGCTAAAATTGGTATTCGTTGGGAACTATTTTAGAAAAGTTATAAATAAAATAAATTGATTTAACATTTAGGAGATAAAAATGAATATATTAGAAGCCAAACAGTATCTTAATGGTAAGGGTTATATTCTAATTGATGAAAAATCTGAATATGACGGTATCAAAGATAGTAGAGCAGAACTTGAAAAACGCATTTTGAAGCTTGCTGGTGATGGTAAAGATAAAGCTACCCAGGAAAGAGCTCAAGAAGTTGTAAACAAGTTAAATACTGTATTCAATACAGACACAATGGAAGACTTGAAGAACTGGAAGGGTTGGGAAAGTCTCTATAAGGCAAAGATTAAGACTGCTGCTGAAGATATTGACGATGTAGCAAAGGAAATGTATGAATTGACCGAACAAAGTGGTTCTATCTTCATTTCTACAGGTAAAACTGAAGAAGGTCTTGTTGGTGTTGTTATTGATTGTGTTAAGAAGCCTGTTTCTCAGGACGAAGTCAATGCTAATCTTCAACAACAAGTAATTTCTCTCCTTAAATCACCTGAACTCATTGAAGCTGAAAAGGATAAGGAATATTTGCTTGAAAAGGCTAAACAGTTGACTGGTTTCCTTGGTGGACTCGTTTCTGAATTTTTGGAAAAAGGTCTTTTGAAGATGCCAAAGATGGAACCTGCAACTACATTAAAGGCTACATATTACACACAAGACGAAAAAGGTAAGATGTCTAAGTTCCAGGCTAGTAAGGATATGAAAGCTAGACAGGCTGCTTGGGCTGATAAAGCTAAGGCTGCTCGTTGGAAAAATCTTGAAAAGGAAAATGAAAGCTACATCAATGAAAGTTTCTTGGGTGATGCTTTCAATGCTATCAAGAATGCTGGTAAGAAGGTCTTTACTATGTTTATGTTCAAACTATTCGGTGGTAAAGCTCAAGCTGCATTGAATGACTATGTTGATGCACAGAAGGCTTATAGAAAGAGTATTAAAGCTCTTTATGCCGAAGCTATTGACCTAGAATAAATTTGTTGCCTCCACGGTTAATAACCGTAAAAAATCCGAACACGTTTCAAAGCAACAAAAATGGCACCCTGGCGGGTGCCATTTCTTTTAAAGTTTTGCTTCGTCTGCTTTAACTCTCAAACTCAATTCCCTAAATTCTTCATTCAATTCGTGACAAATGGATTTAAAAGTATGAGTATGTCCGCCATCTTTATTAAGGGTTTCACGAAAAAGCTTTAACCATTTATCAAAATCTTCTTCTGTATTGGCTTCAAATGCTTTTTCACGGTATATTTTGGCTTTATCAAATTCCTTTTTAGATAAAGGATTTTTGATGCTGTCATAAAAATGTACCATTTCGTGAACTAAAGTATCCCGAAAAAGTTTATAATCGTTAAAAACTTGTTCGTCAATTCTAATGGCAACAGGAATTAATCTGTTTTCTTTTAAATCAACTTCTTGTGAAAATCGTCCTTTGAATTTTCCTTCAGTTTCAAGCGTCAAACTGATTTTGGGCAACTTAAAACCAAAGTACTTACCATTGAACCAGTTGTACTGATTTTCCAAGAACTTTAGTTTTTTTTGATAAGACCAATATTTTTTGATGGTTTCTAACATAGTTACCTCGTTGATTTTACATAGTAAACTTAGTAAAATAAGTTTAAGATGTCAATATCTTTATTGTAAATTTTTATTTACATAAATATAGTATGAATTTCAATGAGTATATGGAAGACCAGATGAACGAAGCACTGTATGTAAAATATGTGGTTCGTGGCAATAAAAAGGTCAAAAAATGGAAAACCACCAGACCTGGTAAATATCGTGTTGAATATGACGAAAACGGGAAACCTCGTGAAGTTCGTATTACAGCTGCAGAACGAAGAAATCGTAAACTCGGTCAGAGAAAAGGTAAAATCAAGCGTGCAGCTAAAATGGATTTAATCAAGAGAAAACAGGAAAAATCATTTACTGCCCGTAAAAATATGGGTATGGCAAAATACAACAAGAAAAGACCTGATATAAATGTATCCCGTGATGGTGAAAATCCAAAGAAGAGTTTATATGCTTCATACAAAAAATTAGCAGCAAAAACAAAAGATAAATTACTCGCTCCAAAATTTGAAGGTTTTTGTGGTGGTTTTCAAGATTATCTTCAAGAAAGTATCTTGAGAGAATGGCCTGAAGGAATTATTTGGTCTGATTATACAAAGGGAATTGATATTGGCTGGGACTGGTGTCAAGAAGCTACTGAAGATGGTGAATGGTTAAAACAATTAGTTACTTTATACAAATTCGGTTACATTGAAACTTTAAGAGCTGATAGAAATGAACCTGCTAATGAAGATGGTTTTGTTTCTCAACCAAAATTAGAATTTAACCAAGCACAAATAGCCGATATAACAGATACACTTTGTAAAGATTGGGCATTTCTTTCTGCAGCACATACTGATTTTAAAAATATGAAAGATAAATCCTTGATAGCAGATTTAACAATGTACCTACCAGAAAGACTTTTAGATAAAATCGTAAATTTTAAAACAAATTAATTGAGGTGATATTATGAATTTTAGTTTTTGGAACCCACTATCAGACAAATTCCTTTTACCTGAACCGGAACATTCACAACAGCGTCAGATGGACGCTGCACAGAACTCTTTTGGTAAGAGTGAAGACCCACGAAACTGGAGAAATGCTGTATTTGGTTATGGAACAGGATATGCCGACCCCATTGACCCTTATGACTCCAATGGTATCTTATTTGATGCTGTATTCTCTTCCAAAAGACAAAGAATAAATTCCTATCGTAATTTGGCTCTTTATCCATTTGTAAGAAAATGTCTTACAATGATGGCTGATGAAGCTTGTTGTGAAAATGCAAGTGGTGAAGTAGCAACATTTGATATTGATAAAGCTTATAGAAGTAAATTTACTGAAACTGAATTAATGACTTTAAGAGATGAGTTCAATTATATTATTAACTGCGTTATCGGTAAAGATAAAATGTGGTATTATTACTATACTTGGCTCATTGATGCTGAATTGTTCCTTGAAATTTGTTTGAACAGTGAAGGTAATGCTGTTGCTGGTATTAAACAATTACCACCATACTGTACAATGTGTATTTACGATGATGGTTTGTTAAAAGGTTTTATTGAAGATACCAAGATGCTTGACCCAGATAACCAACAAGGTGAAGCTAAAACCTTTACAATGAACCAAATAGCTTATTCTAATTATGGTTTCTGGGGTAACAATAGAAACGATGTTAGAGGTCACCTTGAAGCCGCTGTTAGACCAATTAACCAACTTCGTGCTATTGAAGATGCTTTGACTGTATATCGTATTACACGTGCACCTGAAAAGAGAATTTTCAAAATCTTTACTGGTAAAATGCCTGTAAATCTTGTTCCAGAATATATGCAGGAACTTCGTGCAAAATATCGTAAACAGTTAACTATTGACCCAGTTACTGGTATGATTAACTGTAATAACAATGTACAGGCTTTCGTAGAAGATTTCTGGTTGGCACAAGATGTTGATGGTCAAGGTTCTACTATTGAAAGTTTCAAAGGTTCTACCGAATTTAATGGTCAGTTAGATGATGTTAAGATGTTCCGTGAACAGGTAGCAGATGCTATGATGATACCATCTGGAAGATGGCAGTCTGCTGAAGGTGGTGGAGCCCAATATACACAAGGTATTGAAGCATTAACTCTTGAAGAAGCTAGTTTCCAAAAGTTAAATAAGCGTCTTCGTAGAAAATTTGCTGATATTATCTATCAGATTTTTATCGTTCATTTGCAAGTTCGTGGATATAAGAGTAAGTTCCTTGATAAAAACATATACAACATTGACCTTGTTCCTGCAACAGACTTTGAACGTATGCGTGACTTGGCTATGGTAGAAAAGCGTGGTGGTGTTGTTGGTGCTTATTCTCAATTCCTTCCAACACTTACAAATGTCAAGCCAGGTTCTGAAGATATGGGTCCTTTGTTCTCTCGTCAATTCTTCCTAGAAGATATCTTGGGATTTACATCTGAACAAAGAATTAGAAATGACAAATTAATTGAAGAAGAAAAGGCTGCATTATTAGCTGCTGCTGACGCTGTTAAGGAAGAAGGTGGCGATGAAGCTGATGAAGATTCTGGTGATGATTTGGGGTTCTAATATAAACGAAGTTATATAAATACTTATATAGATAGGATTTCAATTATGAATTTACAAGATTATTTGAAAAACGAAATGCAGAAAACTGCTCCATTGAATGAAAATACTGCTGAAGCCGGTGATACTGAAGTATTCAAGGGTTCACAGTGGATGGGTCCTCACCACCACAAGTATGTTATCTGGGATAATCTTACTGGTTATGGTTATACCAGCGATGTGATTGTAGATAATCCAGACCACGAAACCAATTTAGCTTGTGTAGCTTCACACATTCACTTAATTGTAAACTGGGAAGTTTTACCTTTGGGTGATGGTCATACACACAAGTTAGAAAAGCCTTCACAAATCGCACCAGATACTGATATTGGTACTTGCCCAATGCACGTCGCTGTGGTTAAGGACAGTTCTGTTGATGTAAAGCAGTAAATATAAAATAATATAAACAAAAAACGGCACCGTTCCCCAACGGTGCCTATCTAACACAATAATAGAGGTATTATGTCAGATATATTATGTATATGTAAAGTATGCGGTAAAAGAACTAAAGCATTAAGTGCTTTATCAAAACACATTACACACATTCACCATTTAACTCAACAAGAATATTATGATTTGTATTATAAAGAATACAATGAAGGTATATGTCCTTGTTGTGGAAGTGAAACTGAATTTAATAGATTTAGTTATAGAAGATTTTGTTCTATAAGATGTAATGGTTTATTTACTCTTCAACAAACACAAGATACAGTTGAAGCAAGAAAAGAAGGAATTTCTACTTCTAAAAAATTTAAAAGAGTTCATTCTTCTAAAAAAATTAAAAAGAAAATAAGTAAATCACTAACAAACTATTACAAAAAACAAGAAAATCGTGATAAATTAAGTGAAGCTTGTGTTGGTACTCGTGTCTGGACTAAAGAACAAAAAGAAGCAAAAAGTATACAAATGGCTGAGATTGTTTCTTCATTTAAAAATATGACTTTATATTGTTATGAAGAACAATTGTTTCATAGTTCTTGGGAATTAGCTTATTATATTTACTGTAAAGACCACAATATTAATATTAGCAGAAAAACTCTTAATTTACCATATTATTTTAATGGTATTAAATATACTTATATACCAGATTTTATTGTTGAAAACGATATTGTTGAAATTAAAAATCCTTGTTTAATGTCTAAATTATTACAAGAAAATACAAAAGATAACGCTAAATATAAATGTATGATGGATAATAAAGTAAAAATAATTACTGATTGTAGTAAATATATAACTTATATAAATACAATATATGGTGAAAATTATCTTAAAAGTTTTAAAAAAGATAAAGGAGAATAAATATGTCTCTTAATAATAACATGAGTGTGTTTACTACTTCAATCAAAAACATGTCAGATTTAGCCAAAAACTGGCTATTTCAGGTTATTTTTGAATACGAAAGTGGGTCCGCACTATCTAAAATAATTGGTACAGATGATTTTATGCTTCGTGCCAAGACTGCTAGCTTGCCTCAAAAGGAATTTGGTGAACTCTCAACAGAATATATGGGCTCTAAAATAGTTTATCCTGGTAAGGCTACTATGGCTGGTACTTTGGAAGTACAATTTGATGAGTTCCAGGATATGTACATTTCTAAGGCTTTACACAGATGGCAAAACTTACTTTATAATCATGCTTTCCAGAACGATATTGATGCTATTGGTATTACCGGTGGTGCTTCATCTAACTTCTTGAAAGACTATTGTGCTACTGTTCGTGTTGTACTTTATGATTCTGCATTGAAGAGTAAATTACCTATTGAATACAAGTTCTACT